GACGTGTTCGGGACCGACGACGGCGGGACGGAACAGATCGGCTATCTGGTGAAGGCCGTGCATCGATCGTCGTCGGCCGATCCGGCCTTGGACGCGGCGGCGCGGATACACGACCTGTTACAGCGGCAACCGTTGACGCTGACCGGGACCGGCTACGAACTGATGGTCATGCAACGCGCGCGGCGGGTCCGGTATTCGGGATTCGATGTCAACAACGCCGAATGGCAACACGTCGGCGGCGTCTACAACGTCATTGTCTCGCGCGGCGCCGTCGCCGCCATCTAACGAAAGGGATTCGGTATGCCTGCAAATCTGCGGCGTCACGGCTACAAGGGATCGATCAACATGGACGAAACCGGCGCGCTGACGACGTTCACGCCGGTCGCGTCGATGAATAAATGGAGTATTTCGCTCAAACGTGAGCGGGTCGACATTACCTGTTTTTTAGACCCAAACCGGGTCTGGGCACAGGGTCTGTCTGACGTGTCCGGCGACGTCGCCGGGATGTGGGAAGCGACGGCGTCCCGCCCGTTGATGGACGTGATGATGGGCGACGCCGCCGTCGGCCTGAAACTGGTCCCGTCGGAGCTGGACGCGGACACGTTTTTCGAAGGTCTGGCCTATCTGGACGGCGGCCTGGACGTCGCCGTCGACGGCGCGATCACGCTGAACGGGTCGTTCGTCGCGGCCGGCCCGTGGACGCTGGAACCGCCGGCGGTCTTGTCGCTCACGTCCGGCCCGGATCGGATTGCGGCCTTGGAAGCGGAACTGGCGCGCCTGCGACGGGCGGCGTAAATGCCGTCGCCGGCGATCCCGTTACGCGGTCTGCGCGGCGCGATTCGCTGGCAGTACTACACGGCGGCGGCCGTCGTCGATTTCGCCGTCACCTACGACCAAACGCGGCGCGTCTGGTCGTTGCGTGGCGGCCTCATCGCGCCGGACGCCTATAAGTTGGCGCAACGGCCGTTGACGTTTCTGGCGCCGACGAAAGGCGGCGGCGCCTTACGCTGGCCGGTCGTGGATCTGATCGTGCGCGACGGCCGGATCGCGGCGACCCTTGGACCGCCAGGAGACACGCCCCTATGAACCGATTTATCAAAGGCGACACGGCCGTGCTCACGCTCGAGAACGGCGACACGCTGATCGTCAAACAGCGTCTGAACACGGGCGAAACGCGCGCGATGCGCGCAGCGATCCTGGACGGGGACGGCGCGGCTAGTCGCGCCGATCGGGCGGCGTATGCCGTTGTTGTCGCGTACTTGCTGGACTGGACCCTGACCGACGACGGGCGGCCCGTCGTGATTCGGGACCAACCGGCCGACGTCGTCCGGTCCGTCCTCGACGCCCTGGACTACGACAGCTTTATCGAACTCGCGACGGCGATCGGCGATCACGTTGCGCGCGAGACGGCGCGGCGCGCGGACGAAAAAAAAACCCCGGCTACCGGGACCGAATCGCCGGCGACCTGGCCCTCGCCGTTCGTTGCGGCTGGCGCTACGAATGGGTAACGGAACTCGATCCGGACGTCTACGCGATCTTGTGTGAGGAATTGACGAAGACCGACTAGGGACGTCGACGGGCGCGTCTGGTGCGTCCCGCGTCTGAACCGTTGCTGGGGAATACGGCTACGGAGGGTAGACGCGGCCCTGGCCGCCGATGCGCGCCGGCGGCGTCCCTTCTGACCGTGAGCATCTATGGCCTTACGCGCGAAATACGAAGCCGATTTCACAGACTTCTATGGCGCTGTCGCCCAGGCGACGACGTCCCTAGATACCTGGGAGAACAAAGGCGCCGCCGTCGAAAAGCAAATGGACGGGATCGCGAATAGCCTGTCCGATGCGCCCGTCGAAGGCGCGATCCAGAACGTCACGACGGGCGTCGAAAATCTTGGCGACCAGGCCGGCGCCCTGGAAGGCATTTTCACGAATTTCGCCGCCGGGATGGTCGCGGCCTTCAGCGTCCAGGCGATCGGCCAGTTTGCGATCGGCGTGGTGCAAGCCGGCGCCGAAATCGGCGACCTGTCCGTGAAACTCGGCATTTCAACCGAAGCCGTGCAGCGATTCAAATACGCCGCCGAACAATCCGGGACGACGATCGACAACGTCGGCCGGTCGATTCAAACAATGAACGACAAACTGGGCGGCGGCAGCGACAGCACGCGCGCCGCCGTCGCGGCCTTGGGGCTGGATTTTCAAGCCCTGCGTGAGAGTAGCCCGGAAGACGCCTTCGTCGCGATTGGTGATGCCCTCGGCGGCCTGAATGACCCAATGGAACGGACGCGCCTGGAAATGGATTTATTCGGCAAATCCGGCGTCGAAAATTCCCAGCTGTTTGTCGATGGGATTCGCAAGGTCGGCGCCGAAACGAAAGTCATGTCCGACGACACGATCAAAAGTTTGAAGGCGGCGGAAGATGCCTGGGCGCGGCTGTACAACGCCGTCACCGTCGCGTCCGGCGGCGTCATCGCGAAGGCCTTTCAGATCGGCGATACCTACGCGACGGTCTTCAAAGCGATGTTGAATCCGCAGGACAAAGATGCCGTCCAGGCCATGAATGAAGCGTTGCTGAACATGACCGGCAACTTGGAACAGGCGACAGAAAAGGTTCCGGAATTTGCGTTACGGGCGCCAGGATTGAAACCCGTGGCGTTAGCCTTTGACGAAGTCGCCGGCACGATTAAAGAGATGAATAAACAGCTCGGGATCGTGGGGATTACCGGCGGCCTGGTCGAACCGAAACTGGGAACCCTGGCGAACTACACGCGGTCCGTCGCGAAGGAAACGGAATCCCTGAAGGACTACTTTTATCTCGCGACCGAAGCCACGGGCGCCTTCAATACCGGCCTGCGGTTCACGTCCGAAGTCATCGAATCCCTGCCGCCGCAACTCGCAGCGGTGACCGAATCCGTCGACGCGATGTCCGACGCGATGACGAACATGTCGGAGCTCGGGCCGGCCGGCGGCGGCGGGACCATCAACACGGCCGGGATCACGATTCCCGATCAAGAGGAACTTTGGCGGCGCTATACCGCCGCATATGCAGCAATATCGGCGGCGTCGGGAGTCCGATGGTCGGCGGCGGGGAAGATGTCTTGTCGTATGGGTTGCGGTCTGGCCTGGCGACACGGGCGGGGCAAGACTTCCGGGCGCCCAGTATCGTGAATATCACGATGAACGGGATGTTAGGGACCGATGATCCGCAGACACGGAACGCCATCTCCACCCTAGTCGGCGATGCGCTGGCGGAATCGATGCGCGGTCAACGCCTGTTGAGTAGCGCCTAACATGCCGCCGCTCGAGCTGGCGCCCGCCGTGGCGCGTCTCCCGAACCCGGCCGGCTATCCCACGTACATCTATATCGCCGGGATACAGGCGACGGCCCTGGTCCGGATCAGTAGCCTGACGATCACCGACGTCCTGAACGAACAGCCGAACACGGCGTCATTGACGGTGAACCTGACGCCGCACGTCCTGCCGACGCCGCCCTTCAACCCGGCCGCGTTCGACGCCGGCGCGTTCGTCACGACGCCGACGCCGGCGATCTATCCGTCGATTCAACGCGGCCAGCCCATTCAGATCTACGCCGGCGGCCAGTCCGCCGAACACCTGGTGTTCGCCGGGGAAATCGTGTCCGTCCGGCAAATCTACGAAGGCCAGAAACCGGCCCTGGTCGCGATGCACCTGAGCTGTACCGATCACACGCGCGCGTTGAACCGGCGCAAGGTGACAAAAAGTTATGTGACCCAGTCTGTCACAGCGATCGTGTTAGACCTGATGGCGTCCCGCCTGGCCGACGGGTTTACGACGCACTTCGTCGCGGCCGGCCTGCCGGCGATCGCGATTGATTTCACATTCGAAGACATGAACCGCGCGCTGACCCGGCTCGCGAACCGGATCGGCGCCTACTGGTACATCGACTATACGAAGGCGTTACATTTTTTTCTGGACGAACCCGACAACACGCCGGCGCCACTGGTCCCGGGCGAAGCGTTCGCCGGTCTGCAGTTCGAAACGGATTTGAGTCAGGTCCGGACGCGCGTCGTCGTCGAAGGGTCCGGAACGACCGTCGCGACACAGATCGCCATCGGTGAAACCGTGATCCCCGTCCGCGATCCGGTCATGTTCCCGGCGACGGGCGGCCAGGCGGTCATCGGGCAACAGCGGATTACGTATACGGGCGTCGTCACGGGCGGCGCCGGGACGCTGGTCGGGCCGGGCGCGCAACCCGGCGCGCCGCCCGTCGCGTCCCCGATCGTCGGGACCGGCATCGACGCCGGCGCCCACAACTACGCCGTGACCTACCAGACGGCGGCCGGCGAATCGTTGCCGTCGGCGATCGCGTCCGTCGTCCTGGGTTACGTGTCGCCGCCGGCGACGCCACTGACGACGAATCCGCCGACGGCCGGCAGTGGCCCGAATCCCGGGCCGCATACCTACGCGGTGACGTTCGTCACGGCCAGCGGGGAAACCACGAACGGCCCGGGCGCCGCCGTGACGACGACGCAGGCCGGCGGCGTGCCAGCGCCCGGCGCAACGTCGGCGGCCCTGCGGAAGGTGAGCGGGAACCTCGCCAACGGCGTCGCCTATCGCTACCAGACGACGATCACGACGGCGGGCGGCGAGACGCTACCTGGGACCGCCGGCGCCGCGATCACGGTCACGCCACCGGCCGCGCCGCCCTATATTGCGTATACCTGCTCGGAGAATCCCGGCGGCAATATCGATCCCGCGTATGGGTATACCTATGCGCTGGTTTATGTGGCCGGCGCGTACGAAACCGCCACCGTGACGTTCGCGGCCCCTCACTCAGGTAATCCCGCGAATAAATCCTTCAAGCTCGACGGGATTCCGACGCCCAGTGACAGCCGTGTCACCACGCGCCGCCTATATCGATCGTCGTCCGCCGACGGCCATACCACGCTACGCCTGGTCGCGACGATCGATCTTGGAACCGCGTCGTATATCGACGGCGCCGCGACGGCCAGTCTC